GCCGAGCGCGCGCGCGCCTCGAGGTCGCTGCCGACCGCCCCCTTCTTGGCGATGCCGGCCGCCAGGGTGCCGATGGCAGTGGTCAGGATGATGGCGGTCTCGACCACGGCATCCAGGGCGAAGTGCCAGGCGTGGATAGAGCCGATGAACCCGGTCGTGCCGAGCAGGCCGGCGAAGACCAGGACCTTGGCGTTCAGGAACCCCCAGCCGTTGGCCGCGTTCACCAGCCACGGGGCCATCCAGCCGAGCGCGGAGCCCAGGGTGCGGCCCGTATCCGCGGTGTCCTTGTTGGCCGCGGCGGCCTCCCGGGCAGCCTGCGCCTGGGCCATGGTGGCCATCCAGATAAGCCGGGCCTTGGCCGTCAGGTCGTCCTCGGCCGCGGCGGCGGCCCACAGCTCGTCCGCCATGTCCTTGGTGCTCTTGGCCGCATCGTCGGCGGCGGCGGCCTGGTTGCGCAGCGCGCTGGCGGTCGCGTTGATGTCGGCCGGCTCCTCGGGCGGCGGGGCCGCGCCCGCAGCCGGCGGAGGGCCCCCGCCTCCCCCGCCTGCCGCGCCGCCCATGCCCAGCGTGGGCCCGATGGTCGGCGCGAACCGCTCGGCCATGGCCGCCTTCAGCCGGGCCATGAACGCGTTCAGCTCCTCCATCGCCGCGGTGTCGTCGAACTCGGCGGCGAAGGCGTACCGCTCCCGGACCGCGCGCATCAGCTCGTCCATCCACTGGCTCAGCTGCACCTGGGCGTGGCTGGTGTCGACGTCGATGACCTCCAGTTCCTCCAGCCTGGCGGGCAGGAACCTGTAGGGCTCGATGGCCTTGGACGGCTCGGTGCCCGGGTAGGTGGCCGGCCCGTAGCCGCCCTGGCCGGGCGGCAGCGCGGCTCGCAGCGGCGGCGGCAGGACGGCGGGCCGGAACGTCTCCGCGCTCGGCAGGGCTGCCAGCGCGGCCCGGTAGACAGCCAGCTGGGCCATGGCCCTGGTGGCATCGAACTGCGCCTGGGTGACCACGATGTCCGGCAGGCCGGACAGCGCGGCGGCGTAGCTGGCCGCGGCGCTGATGCCCTCGCCGAGCTGGCCGATGGACTCGTGCGTGCCGTGCACCGCATCCTGGTAGGCCAGCATCGCCTGGGTCTCGGCTGTGATGGCGGTGGTCCGCGCCCGGATGGCGGCGCCCTCCTGGGAGTAGGCGGTGATCTCCTTCTGCAGGTACGTCAGCCACTGATCCGGCGTGAGATAGCCGCCAAACCGGGCCCTGTTCTCCTGCAGGGTCAGCGTGAGCATCTGCATCCGCCAGGCGGCGTACTGCTGCGGGGTGGTGAAGCCGAGGTCCCGGGCACGGTTGAGCAGCTCCTGCAGCTGGGTCTCGCGCTGCAGGTCGGCCAGGTGCTGGGTCATGTCGGACCGGCCGCCGTACAGCAGCTGCGGGTTGGTCGCCTTGGCCGCCGCGCCCAGCTGGTTCAGCGCGGTGGTCTCCTCGCGCATGGCGGCCACGTCGGCCTTGCGGGCCGCTGCCGCCGCGGTCGCGCCGGCCACCTCGGCCGCCGACTCGGCCTTGGCCGCCTCGGCCATGCCCTGCATTTCCTTCTTGGCGGCCTCGGCGTCCCGCATCAGGTCACCGAAGTCGGCAATGGCCTTAACTTGTAGATGACATACCAGTACTCGGGTCCCTCATAGGCCATCTACGAACTCTCACCCCCCTCCGTGCCCGTTACCGCCGGCGCCCGGCGGCGGGCCGCCGAACTTCGTCATGAACGCCTCGAAGCTGCCCTCGGCGTTAGCCGCCTCCACGCCGCGCTCCGGATCCGCCTGGACCTTCCCGAACCGCGGGTCGTCCTCGATCCGGTCGGCCACCTTCGGCCCGCGGATGCGGTCCAGCTCGGCCTCCCGGGGATCCTGGCCGCCCATGATGTCGAGGGCCTGGGCCATCTCGACCAGCGGGTTGCGCCCGCCGTGCCGGTCCGGGTCGACCTGGGCCTGCGCCCCGATGAACGTGCACACCGTCTTCACCTGCCATTCGGCCAGGCGCAGCCGGGCTACGCTGTCCCGTTCCCGGCGGGCGCTGATGGCCTCCGCGATCTGCCTGAGCCGGCAGAGCGGGAGGCCGAGGATGTCAGCGTCGCGCCATCCGTACTCGGAGCTGATGAGGTCGAAGGCGGTGGCGAAGGCTCCTGCGAGGCCAGCTGCTCGGGGCCCGGCTCCGGTTCCGGCGGCTCCTTGTCCTGCCCGGTCCGGCGGAACAGGTCCATCATGGCCTCCAGCCGTTTTCCCAGGGCCTGCAGCTCCGGCGCCTCCTGCCGCACGATGACCTCGATGAGGTCCAGCGTGTCGCCCAGTTCCGGGTTGAACAGCGCCTCGTTGAACCCCTCCCAGGCGGCGGCGTTGTCTTCCTTCTCCTGCTTGGTCAGCTGCGAGTCCGGCTTGTCGGCCAGGCCCGCGGGCTTGCACATGGACTGCAGGAACGTGATGGCCTCGGACTCGGCGTCGGGGATGCTCATCAGCACGAGCATCAGGAACCGCTCGGTGAACTGCTCCGGCTCGTCGCGGAAGTTCAGCCGGGTCAGCGCGGGCCCGGCGCCGTGGGTGAGCACCCGCAGCAGCCGGAAGAACTGCCTGGTCCTGAGCCTGACGACCTCGACGGGGAATCCGGTGGACAGCTTGACGGTGACAGGCTGCGGGTCGAGTCGCTCCAGCTCGCTCTCGTCCGGCATGCGGGCCTCCCGGGGCCTCTAGACGTTTCCCCGGCTATCGACACCCGGCTGCGGGCTAGACGATGGTGCCGCCGCCGGCGCCGAACGGCTCGGCGACGAACGCTCCGGTCACGCTGCCCGGCCAGGAGACCAGCCGGCCGATGGATTTCGGATAGGCAGCGGGCAGCGCCCCGCCTATTTCATTGACTGCCGAGAAAAGCGCCCGGCCTGCAATTGAGCAGGACAATCCGGTCTTATAGCTCGGACCGGTGAAGTTGAAAGGCTGGAACTGGACCGCATACAAAACGAAGTCCAATGTCCTGACTTGACCGCCCGCATCCTTTGACGGGACACGAATGGCAAGAGGCCAGGTAGGCTGGTTCATAGACGCCAATGTCCAGAGCGGGATCGCGTAATAGTCTGCGCCCGCAGCGCCCGAGGAGGTGACCGTCGTCCCGGTGATCAGTGCAATTGTAGAGAAGGGGATAAACCCTTCTTCAATTGTCACGTTGGCGAAGTTGATCCAGAAATGCTCGCTCAGGACGACATCATCACCGGTATTTTCAAAGTTCCCCTGGTCGGTGCTTATCGTACCGTTTCTCACGCCGTAGACCGTAGAGGCCTCCGCGCCGGTCGTGCCGCTCAGGATGGCAGCGTGGCTGAGGCTGAAGCCCTCGAAGGGGGTGCCCGGATACGAGCTGCTGAGGTTGGCCATGCCCGCGTGCCCTCCTGGGTCGGCGAGTTGCGTCAGCCTGGATAATCGGCCGGCTACGGGCAGCCGGGCAGTTGCAGCTGCGCAGGGTGCTGGCCGAGCGCGAACAGCTCGGCCAGCTGCCGGTCGTCGATGACGCAGACGTCGGTCTGGACATGCCGGACGACCATCAGGACCTCCAGCGACCAGACCGCGGCGCCGCCGAGCGCGCAGCCGACGATGACGGCCGTCACGACGGCCACGGCGAAAAACCACCATGGCGGCCCGGCCCTCAGTGCGTGAGGCGCAGGTGCAGCCACACCGTCAGGAACACCACCAGCAGCGGCAGCAGCAGGCTCGTCAGCAAGATGGTTGCCAGCGTCCATATACGACTCCTCCGGGACTCGATCTGGCCGGCTATGCCATCGACCCTGATGGCCAGGGTCCGGCGGTTCTCCTCCGCGGTCGCCACCGACCGCTCGGTGGCCTCGATCCGGGTGAACTGCTCCGCCGTGTCGCTCTCCACGCCATCGAGCCGGTGCAGCACCGCCCGCTGAGCTTCCTGCCATCGTCCCCAGGTAACCGCCTGGTCATCAGGGCGAGCATTCGGCATGCTAGGCCGCCGGGAGAGCCAGGGTGCCGCCGGTCAGCTGGTGGAAGTCCGCGGCCAGCGCCTGCTTGTCGACGCCGTACTCGAAGGCCACAGCGCCCAGGTGCTCGGGCCAGATGCACACCCAGGCCTCCTCAGCCTGGGCGGTCCAGTACGCGTCGGTGAAGCTGGTCTCCTGCGCCCAGGTGATGAACCGCTCATCGCCGCCGAGCGGGCCCGCCCCGGGCGTCCCGT